GGGCTTTGCTCGTAGTGTGCAGCGTATTTTAAGCGATGTTAATTGGCGTAAAACTAATATAACCACTTATCACCAAAGCGCAAATAAGAATACTCGTATAGTAACCAACTCTTCAAACGTGTCGTTAAATTGTTATTTTTGTAAAGATTTGAACAATGAATTTATGTTAGCTTTACGCACGTACACCCGTGAAGGTAAAAATAAACATGATGATGCACCCGATGCGTTAACAGGATTAGTAGAGCATTTTTTAGATAATAATGACTTTTTTATAATATGAATTGGCTACAAAAACAAGCTCTAAATATATTAGGGTTAAATATTAAAAATGACGTTGCTTTAGATAAGCAGTTTTATGATACCCTTTACCAATGGAGAGCTAAAAATAGCCCTGTGCCATTACCTGATAGCTATGAGAGTTATGTAAAAAATGGCTATAATAAAAACATCTTTGTTTATAGTTGCGTAAAATATATTAGTTCTAAGGCTGCTAATATTCCGTGGAAGTTGTGCAGATATGATAAAGATGGCAATGAAGAAAAGGTAACTGATAGCCCTTTATTAGAATTGTTAGAACAGCCTAACAATTTACAAGATTGGACAGACTTCGTAGAGCAAAGCATAGGCTATTATTTAATAACAGGTAACACTTACAATTACAAGGTAACTTTAGAAAATGGATTAAACAAAGGGCTAACAAAAGAGCTTTATGTTTTACCTTCACAATACATAGAGATTCAAAGCGGAAGCGGTGCAACTGAGCCAATAAAAAGCTATGATTTAACCCTTAGCCCTGCAACCGTTGTGGCTAAATATTCACCCGATGAAATAATCCACGTTAAGCAGCCTAACTACGAATGGGTTAATGGTGAGACTTTATACGGACAAAGCCCACTTAAAGCGGGGTTAATGGCACTTAATGCAAGTAATGCAAACTTAAACGCTATTACTAACCAAAACCAAAACATGGGCGCATTAGGCATCCTTAGCCCTGAAAACATGGGCAACCTAACAGAGCAACAAGCGCGAACCCTTGAGAATAAGATACGCCAAAAGGTAATGGGTAGTAATAACGCAGGTAAGATAGCCTACTCAAACATGGCGTTAAAATGGCAGCAATTAGGCTTAGATAGTAGAAGTATGCAGCTAATAGAGCAACACGATTTGAGCCGTAATGATATTTGTATGTTGTACAACTTACCAAGTCAACTATTTAACGACGATAAAAGCAGCACATACAACAATGTAAACGAAGCTAAAAAGAGTGCTTACACCGATGCAATACTACCTGCACTTAATAAGTACATTGCAGAGATTAATAGAAGGGTAGTACAACCTTATGACGAAACCCTATACTTTAAAGCTGATACGTCAAACATTCAAGTATTGCAGGTAGATAGGGCTAAACAAGTTGAATGGCTTAGTAAGGCTTATTGGCTATCTAATCAAGAAAAACAGGCAATAATGGAAGTAGATGTAGACGAAACTTTTCCAAAGTACACTATACCAAGTAACCTATTACCTTTTGATGATGGCTTTGATAGTGAAGATATTAATAAGCGTTACCCTGATTATTGATGTGCAACCACACCCAACAACTAAAAACAAAGCAAGAGTTAAGCGGTCGAGAGTTTGACGATAAACGCCAAAGAGATGAGCGCACATGGGTAAGGTCTATTAAAAGCCTATTTGCACAACAAAAGCGAAGCCTATTAAATGCAGTTAAAGAAAGCTCAACACCTATAAGCATAGTTGACGAAATACCAAAGTACATCAACACAAGCGATACACGAAAGCTATATAAAGAACTTTATACAAAGCAAGGGCAGAAGTATTACAACGGTACTATAAGAGCGTTGCAAAAGAATAGCCCTTATAGATTCAATCTAAAAGAAATAGTAAGCGAAGATGATTTGTATTGGTTGCAAATGTCTGAGTTTGTAGATAACGAAGTTGCAAGCCGTGTAATTAGCGTAACGCAAACAAGCCAAGAAGTAGCAAGAAAAGCTATTAACGAAGCTGTTACAACAGGGGTAAACGAAGGGCAAAGCATACCACAAATAAAGGCAGCTATAAACGCAAGTGTTAACCAAGAATGGCGAATAATGACAGCTTTTAGACCTGAGCTTATAGCACGTACAGAAAGCCTTACAATGGCTAACTATGCAAGTTTTATAGGTGCTGAAAGTTTAGGCGAAGAGTTGGATAAGGTTTGGTTAGCTTTTATTGATGGGCGCACAAGGCAGGCACATATAACAGCAGATAGGCAAGTAGCACCGATGCAAGGGGCTTTTATTGTAGGTGGTGAACAAATGAGATACCCCGGCGATACTTGGGGGAGTGCAAAGAATGTTTGCAATTGCAGATGCACCCTTATCTATCAAACAAAGGACGAAAGGAACTATTAATCGAAGCTATTAAGCAGTTCATCGAAATCATTGCTAAGGTGTGAAATGTTATTTTACTTTTACATCATCAAACAAACAAAAAGTAAAAAGATGAAACTTATAGAATCAAACAGACACTTAGCAGGAACTTACCAAGAAACATTATTAGACCAAGCTAAAAAACAAACAAATAGACTTATTGATATTTGTGGTTCTTACGTTGTAGATACTATTGAAGGTGAGCGTTTGTTTATGACAAAAAGAGAGTTTAATAAGTGGGCTAAAACAAATGATTATTTAACGGATTTTTAAAATAAAAACATTCGCATTAATAGGGGCAGGTGATTACATCGCCCCTAACAACAAAGCAAGCAGGCGCGAGTGACAATGAAAAAAATGTGGATACATCAAATACATAACTTTGGATTAGGTAATTTTATAAACTGCACAGCAGCTATTAAACGTTTAGCACAAATTAAAAAGCATCCTATTGATGTTTATTTTGATTTGCCCTTTGTAAGGGATTGTTTTAAAGATTGCGAGTTTATTAATACATTAGATAAAAAGCCAAATACAAAGCCATTATTTACAAGTGTTTTAACGGGTACTAATTGGAACAATAAACCCGATTATCAATTTATTTATGAGAATGTAATCGGTGAGAAGTGGAACGGTCAAAGATGCTATATTGACAAGCCTAAAGGTTACGACATACCAAAAGTGCCTTATGTAGTTATTGTGCATGGCTCAGGTAATGAGTCAAGGCAATACTTAGATACAAAAGAAGTTGATTTAGCTACTTTGCTAAATGCTGTTAAGGCTTGTAAGAAAAAGAACTTTGAAATAGTATTTACAGGCAGTATAAACGACTTACAGCGTAACACATGGCTACAACCTTACGCAAAAGGAATTGGCAACGTTAGACACGCTTTATCTTTGCTTAGTGGTGCAAGTTTGGTAATAGGTAATGATACGGGGTTAATCCATGCAGCAGGGGCAATGAACAAAAAGATGTTTGTATTTTGGAAAAATACACAGTTACCACGTTGTATGAATAGCGGGTTAGATTGCACTTACTTAATGCAAAGCGAATGGCATAGAGTCAACGATTTAATATTAAGTTTGTAGTTCTTTAGTTTTGATGTTTGTTTGATTTGATTTAAGCCCTGTTTAACGACAGGGCTTTTTAATTCATCGAAGGTTTGGTTTAGTTCATCGAAATGATTGATTTAGTAGGGGTAAGGCGTTTTATATTTGAATCATCAAAAACAAACAAAGATGAACACTTTTAACAACGCACTTAACACAATCGCAAGCCAAGGCTTTAACGCTAATCAAACTTTAAACATTGCTAAAAGAATAAATAAGCATATTGCTTACTGCATGGATAACAATCAAAACTATGACGAAACAATATTTTTTATTGAGCAAGACTTTACTTTTAATAAATTGACTTTAGAAAGCATTGTATGTGATTTAATTATTGCAGAACCTAAAACTGAAGAATACTTCAACAACAAGTAAAAACTTTTTTTCTTCATAGCTACACCGAGCCTGTACTTTAATTAGTACGGGCTTTTTTAGTATATTTCGTAAAAATGCAACATGACAACTCAAGAGCTAAAAGCCATTCTAAATAAAATAGAAAACGCTGAGAGAGTGTTAAATGGAATAGATACCGTTTCAGATTTCAATTTCTTTAAATTAGTTAGTCAAGCACCCTTAGAAGGCACATCAAGCGCAATACCTGAAATGAAGCAAAGCGTAAAAGATAGCCTTAATACATACGTTACCAATTTAAAAGCTTTTATTAATGCTTAGTAATATAGTTAGTGCAATAGAAACAGCTTGCACCGAACTAAGCAAGGAGTTTTTGTTTGGTACAATAGCAGAAGATTTAAACAAACCTTCAAACGCTTATAGCGAATTAGTGTTCTTGCAAATACCTTTTAGCGGTCAGGCATCTGAGAGCTTGTTAAGACATGGTAGCGGTGACATTGGTTACACCTTAGACTTATATGTTTTAGAGAAGTACAACGATGCACAACGCCAAACAACAAGTAAACAAGCGGCATGGGATACGGCAATGAATACACTTATAAGTGTGGTTAATACAGCTTGCACGAATGATAGAAACTTGCAAAGGTCAATAGTTGGGCAACAATCACACAACGAAATATTAAGGTTTGGTAACAGCCAATACATAAGCGTTAGAATGACTTTAAACTTTACCAACTATTGGAAATGCTAAGTAGAATTAATTACATAGCAGATAATTTAGTTAAAGAGCTTCAAAGGGAGTTCATAGAGCAAGGGCACAATGCAAGCGGTCGCGGTGTTGCATCTATTAGGCAAGAATCAGAGCTTAATGGTAGAGATTTAAACGTAAAGATATTTGGCCTTGATTACTTGCAATATGTGAATGATGGTAGAAAGGCGGGAAGTATGCCACCTGTTGAAGCTATCAGAGAGTGGGTAGAGATTAAAGGTATAGCAAGCGGCAAAGAAGCAGATAGCGCGGCATGGGCAATCGCAACTGCAATTAAGCGAGAAGGAAGCCCAACACAAGGAGCTTATCAATATACCAACAATGGGCGAAGAACCGAGTTTATTGAGCATACAATGAATGAACACTTGCAAAGGATAATAAGCCAAATAAGAACGGCTTTAATGGCAATATACAGAGAAGAACTAATTAAAGCAGTAGTAGCATAATGGCACTTACAAGCATAACAACTCCAACGGATTACGATATAGCATATAGACCTGTATTATTTGAAGTAGAAACAAGCGTAGTCGATTTAGAAGCGGTTGAGTTTAGCTTATACGACAACACCACAAGCGACTTAATAAATAGCATAACGGTACAGGCTAAGTTTGGGGACACGGACAACTTTCAGGTTGATATGCGAACTTTCATACAAGATTATCTAAGAGCTGATATTGATATAATCACACCTAACCAAACACATTTTAATAGTGGTCTATCAATAAGAGATTTTTACATTACAGCAACAGAAAAGATACTTACAAGTTCAGGTACTTTTAATGATGGGGATACCTTAACAAGTAGCGGTTATTGGATTGTAAACGCTGCGTTAAATGTGGGTGATAGTGGTTTGGTTGCAACTGAACATTTTACTACAATAAGCGGTACTAAAATATTGACCGATAAGCCAACATTTGAAATAAGGGAAGGTGAAAGCGAGTTTGTAAGTCTTTACAACAATGAAGAGAATGTAAAGGTAACAGTGGTTACCACAGATACAGCAGGGATAATGGCAACAGGCGTAGTTAATAGCCTTACATTAGGTAACCAAACTTGCTATTTAGGTATAGGGTACACCAATATAAATGCACTTACATTAAATACGGGTACACAGCCTTTAATAGATAGTGATACTGAAAGTTACACAGTACAATTTGAAACAGTTACAACAAATACAATATTTCAACAAATAAGCGTAAACATTGACAAAGGCTTTAGAATAAGCCCTGTTAGATTTGTATTTCAAAACAATTACGGTGCTTTAGATTTCTTTACTTGTTACGCATTTAAAGAGCAGTCAATTGATATTGAAAGTAGTATTTCGCAAAGACCTTTAGTGGATTATGAGTCTATTACAAGTTACGGTAAGTTTAGACCAAACACAAGCATGAGTACACGCTTTAGAGTAGGTACTCAAAACATTTCAGTAGATGAGTTAAATTGGCTTAAACAGTTATTTAGTAGCGCGGGTGTATGGGTTCAAGAGGGCACACAGTATAGACCTATTGTATTGCTTACAGATTCTTTATTGATTGAAAGCAATATACAAGGCAATGAAGTGTTTAACGTACAATTTGAGTATGAATTAGCAAACGCATTAAGAAGGCAAAAAGGATAATGAGTAGAGCTTTAGACTTTCAAATAAGATACGGTAATGCTGATGAGTTGGATAACTATGACCCTATGGGTGATGTTTATAATAATCAAGCAGCTATTGGGGGCGTTCAACATTTAATATTTCAAAGTCCTTTATTTGATGAAGCAAGTGAGCAGACTTATTTAATTGACGAACTTGGAGAAGATAGAGCAAGAGTAGGTAATAATTGCTTGTTAGGCGATGGCACTACTACCATTGATTTGAGTGATGGAGTAGCGGGTACTTTGTCTTTAAGTGGATGGGTTAACGATGGCGGCGGTTGGTCATATACTACAATTACAGGCGGGTTAAGTGGCACAACCTTAACTCCTGTTAGTGGGTATTATTACAAGAACTTAGAGCGTTATGATAACGGGGTGTTAGTTGATGTAATGCTATGTGAAGAAAGCACAGGCAGAGCGTTAATAAGCACAGAAGGCAATAGCGCATACATTAGTGCAAGTGGGTTAAGAGCAACACAAAACGAAGCACCTTTAAGCCAATATAGCGGTGACTCGATAGGTTATAATTTTAACCCTATTTTATATAACTCTTCTAATTGGTCAAGTGGTGGGCAGTTTGGAGCCAGTAGATTGCATAAATTACCATTGAATTATACAGGTGTAGACACTAATATATATTTTGACCAAAATAATCCAAGTGGGGGGTTTAATGATTGGGATGTAGCCTATACTGCAAGCGGGTTAGAAGTTAATCCAAGTAATGTCTTAAGTGGGAATAGTTTTTTTTATCTGTTCATTGAACAGACAACAATACCAATTACAAATATACCAAAGGGGGCATTAGTTCGCTGTGTTTTTGACCTATATTTCCCGCCAAGCTCTAATTATAATAGAGCATGGGTAGATTTAAAGAATAATGGGTTAGTTTATCAAAATGGGTTTTATTTCTTCCCTAATGCCAATATTCAAACAATTGAGAATATTGTTATTTGGGGGGAGAATGGAACAGATACTGACTTTAGGATTACCCTATGGGCGAATAGTGGTTATGACCCTGCGACTGATGCTAAAGTACATATTAAAAATTATAGATTAGAAGTATTAAACACCTACCTACCTACTAAAGATGGTGTAAATGATAGCTTATTTGGTTATGAGTTAAGTAACACAGGTCGAAAAATGTTTAACTCATACAGGATAAATAATGAAGGGGCATATTTTGACACTCATAGTTATTTAACTCCTGTTAGCGGGTCTGTAGTTGGGCGCACAATTACAGATACTTACGGAACGGCTCAATGGACAGTTAGCGGTAATAACATAGCTTGCACGGCTTCGGGTAGTTGTAACGGTATAAAGTTAGATAATGGCAATTGGTATACCTTTAATGAAGGCATATTTGGAAATGGTTCTAATTATGTGTATGATGTAAGCGGTTCGGGTGTTCATTTAGAGATTAACGGACAAACGGCAAGCGGCACATGGCAACAAGTGGCAGGGCAAACTAATTACGGTTATGATTGGCAAAGTATTTACGGTGGGCATAGGTATCGAGATACTTTAAGCGCAAATGATATATTTATACCACATATTGTAAATACGCAAGATGTACCAACTGAAAGCTTATTACCAAGTGGATATACTTTATTAACTGATTTTGCCAACGGTAAACACGTTTTTAATGGTTCTACATGGCTACTTGCAAGTGGGTTATATGGTGAGATTAATAACTATGATGTGTACAGAGCCGAGTTAGACGCACATCAAATGAATGTAACGAGTTTTACTGAGTCAAGCGGTCATTATATACGTCAACAAGGGAATAGATGGGATAGATTGGTAATGTACCCAAAAAGCCTTTCACCTGCTGCAAATACTTTGGTAGATTTTAACGCTCAAGGGATTGAGAATGTAGTAGGTTTGACGTTTAAGGTAACAGATGTTCACAACCTTAATCAAGTTAATGCGAGTTATTCTAAAAAGTTTAGACTACCTGCAACGCAAAGAAATAATGACTTATTTGATTATGTTTATGACCCTAATAGCGCAGATTTTAGCACATTAAAAGAGCCTAAAGATTGCGAAATTATAAGCAATGGAATTGAAATACTAAGGGGTAAAGGTCAAGTTGAAAAGACCTTTAAAAAAGATATTGCAACTGGCTATGACATGACCGTAATAGGTGATAATTATAATATATATACTGCATTAGATGACATAATGGTAAGCGGTTTAGACTTTGGAACGTTTACCTTATCACAGGCTAATGTAGAAGATTCTTGGAATTATACGGCAGCAAGTGGAAATGTGGTATTTGCTCCTATTGATTGGGGTAACAAGAACTTTAACTCTTTTGATTTATCAGATATCACACCGAGCTTTTTTATTAAAAACATACTTCAAAAAGGTTTTGCAAGTGCAGGAATAGGTTACGAAAGCGAGTGGCTTGATAGTGATTATGCAAGTAGGTTAGTAATGCCATTTAATGGTTTTTGGTCGCTAAGTGATGCTGATTATGCAACGGTTAGCGGATACGCTTTATTTGAAGCAGAAGATGCAAGTTTAGCTATTACTGCAAGCGGAGTAAGTACGAAGGTTTATTTACCAATAACAGAAACAACTGCAAACCCTAACTATACTGCAAGCGGCGGTTATGTAGCAGCTAACCCTGCTAAAATGAAAATAAAGTTTGGCTTTGATGATTTGACCTATGACAATGCCAATATAGATGCCTTAGCGAGTGGCAAGGTAGGAGCTGCCTTGTTCGGTTGCACATTTGGTATTGAAATGAATGGTCAAGATATAGCGGAACAAACAATAGGCGGCGAAGCTCTTGAAATAGATACAAGTAACATAGCAACTCAAGGGGGTGATGTTATAAGAGTTTATTTTAAAGGGATTGAAGATGTCACTTTAACAAATGCCTATTTTAAAAGTGAGATAAGGCGAGATATTACAGAAGATTTAACACTTACATTAAGCGAATATGTGCCTGTAAGTAAAGATGGGTTAACCGTATTTGATGTGTTTAAAGGTATTGCCGATATTTTCAACATCATTGCATATTATGACCCATTTAGTAAGTTGTTAAAGTTTGAGCCTTACAATGACTTTTACAACGGTGAATTAAATTGGAGCAACAAATGGAATCAAGCACAAGAAGCTCAAAATACCTACTTAGGTGATAATTTAAACAGGGAAATATTACACAAGTATAAGGATGATGAAACCGACTTTAAATTAACAAAGTTTGGTAATCAGAATGAAGATATTGAGCCTTATGGGAGCTACCTTTTAGAGCTACCAAGAAACTACAAAAAAGGAAGGCGTACGATTGAAAACCATTTATTTGCCGCAACGGTTGATTATGATTTAAGTCAATTTGGGTTAAGCATTCCAAACATTCAATGGAACACAAAGGATGGCACTCAATACAGCGGCGGGCGTAGTGGTATGATACCTACTAATAGGATACTTTACTATGAAGGCAAGAACGCAGCGGGTAACTTTAAAATGAATGTAGGTGCAGGCTTTCAATATAGCGTGCAAGAATACGCATACTTGCCGAGATTAGTATTTAGGGCAAGGAGTGGCGATACTTGGCAAAGTTTAGCAATGGATACTTTTGACGGTAAAAATGGAGCTTTTAGAACTTATTTCGAGCCTAAATATAGAAATATTTGGAATGGTATTACTTCAATCTATTGGCTTAACTTGAATGAGCGTGACATAGCTTTAAGACCATTAGATAAGAAGATATATTTAGATGGTGCATGGTGGTTAATCAATCAAATTATAGACTTCAACCCGCTAAATGATGAGCCTACACAAGTTGAATTAATTAAGTTAGTTAACTATACTTTTGATATACCTGCAAATAATACGCCTTGGATTGATATTATAAGTGGCAAGAAGTTTGACCCGGTAACACATAAGCCAAATAATGATTTACCAAGTAACGGTGGCTTTGATGTGACGCAGGTAAGCGGTGAAAATATTAAACCTGTTGATGATGATTATTACGGAGTTGGTTTTGGGCAAGGTAATCAAGCACCTAATAAATCCAACAGCGTTCAATTTGGCGAAGGTTTGAAAACGTATTGGAGCAATCAATACCAATTTGGCAAGTATAACGAAACTAATTCTAATGCTTTATTTCAAGTAGGTGGTGGTACTTCTGCAAGTGGAAGAGCAACGGCATTTGAAGTAGTAAGAGAACAAGGTCAATTTAGCTTAAACGTAGGCGGTGACAGGGTTATTAATGATGGTTGGCATATCACTACATCAGGAGTTAAAAGAAGCTCTTACAAGCAACTTACAGGAAGTGGAACTTTAGCAGGTGATGGTACTTTAACTATTTATCCTACACACGATGCGACAAGTAGCGGAACGGCTATTTTTAATGAGATAACATTTGCAAGTGCAATGGTTATTAATTTAAATGGTGGCGGTGGTAATGCTGATTTGCACTTTAACACATTAAGCACATCACAAATAGATATTTATGCAACGAGTTCTCATGCTTACGACATTATTTATAAAATAGAAGGTAATTAAGATGGCAACAGAAAAGATAATATTCGAGTTTGATGTAAAGGGCGGTGATGCTGCATTAAAAGAAGCGGCTGCTTTAAACGTTAGAATTAGGCAAAACAAAGAAGCCATTAAAGAGCTTTCACAAGCCTATGAAGAAAACGCTGTTGAGATAACCGAGTTACAACAAGAGAACAAAGAACTTGCAACAAGTCAAAGGCTATTAGCTAAGAGCGCACACGCTGTTGAAGGTAGCTATGATTCATTAAGCTCTGAAATGTCGCAACTTAAAAAAGAGCAAAAGCGGATAAACGTTGCAACTAAAGAAGGTCAAAAAGAGTACGAAAGATATGGTAAGCGAATAAATGACATAAACAGCAAGCTCAAGAAGTTAGACGAAACCAACGGCGTACACACTCGAAATGTAGGGCACTACCAATTAGCCTTAAAAGATGCAGCGGGTCAGCTTAACATTATGGGTGTTAATGTCGGTCAAGTAAGTGCGCAATTTAGCCAAGCATCACAAATGGTAAAGGCTACAACAGGCGCAATAGGTGGAGCTAATAAGATGCTCAAATTGCTAAGAGTTGCAATTATTGGTACGGGGATAGGTGCTTTGGTGTTGGCATTGGTTAGCTTAGTAACTTACTTTAGCAAAACACAAGAAGGCGGCGAAAAAATAAGAGTGCTATTTAAGCAAATAGGGCAGGTGGTTAATGTAATAATCGAAAGACTAACAACATTAGGTGGTGGGTTAGTAGACCTTTTTAGTGGCAGATTTGAAGAAGGTGTAGAAAAATTAAAAGCGGCTTTTACTGGGTTCGGTGACGAATTAGAAAGAGAAGTTGCAATAATAGGGGAGTTAGAAAAACAGTTAATAAAAATTGAAAAAGCAGAGAGCCTTTTAAATATAGTTAGGAGCGCAACACGGGCAAGAGTTAAAGAATTAAATAAACTTGCAGAAGATACAACAAAGAGCTATGAAGCAAGGGCAGCAGCGGCACGTGAAGCATTAGAGATTGAAACAAACCTAATGAATAGCCAAATAGAATTGCAAAAACAAAGGATTGCAAATTTATTAGGTGAAGTTGAAGGGGGTGAGAAGTTGCAAAATGTATTAAATACGGTTGCTCAAGGTTATACGGGTATAAGCGAAGCGGCTGCAAGTGTAGATGAGATAATTAGTCAAATAGGATTAGACCCGTCAACGTTTGAAGATTTCCAACAGTTAGAGCAATTGTTAACAGCTTTCTTTGATGTGCAGTTGCAAAGTTTAGAGCAACAAACCACATTACAAAACAAGCTTAATATAATTGAGAAACAAAGAGAAGATAATGCCAAAAAAAGCGGTGTTGCGGGTGTAATAAAGAGAAGAACAGTTGCTATAAGTGAAGAGTTAGCAATAACAGAAGAATTAACAGAAGCTACAATTGAAAGAGAAGCCGTAACAGTTGAGGCTTATAACAACATGAACAGAGCAGCAATAGATTATGAAGTTACTTTGTTAAAGTTGGGTAGAGTTGGCGCACAATCATTTGAAGGTATCGCATTAGCAGTTGGTGAGATGGTAGGTAGTGGAGCAACAAGTATTGAAAACTTTAAAAAGATACTACTTTTAGGATTGCTTGATACTTTGCAAGGTATGATACCTGTACTAAGCGCACAGATAACAGGTATTTCATTAGCTCAACCTGATGCAGTTGCAACCTTTGGAGCGAGTGCAGTAGCAAGGGTAGCAGCATTAAACGCTTTGTTAATTGGTGCGGTGCAAGGTGCAAAGGCTTATGTAACTTCACAATTTGCTCAAGGTGGTCTTACAGAAGGTGGAATGTTTGAAGGTGCAAGTCATGCTAACGGTGGTGTTAAGTTCAAAGTAGGGGGTAGAATACACGAAGCGGAAGGGGGCGAAGCAATTATTAATAAAAGAAGTACATCAATGTTTAAGCCGATATTGTCAGCAATCAATCAAGCGGGTGGCGGTAAGAAGTTTGAAACAGGTGGAGTAACAAGCTTTGTACCTTCAATGAGTGGTATAATGAATAAACAGTTAGAGAGCGAGCAATTAAAGGCTATTGAAATGGCAATGATGCAACAAAAAACAGTCTTGCAAATACCTGTAACAACGGCAATGCAAAACGGAATTAACACAGTAGAAGTAAATAGCACATTATGATTTTAAGCGATAGGGAGTTAAATTACTTTGTAAGCCTGACAGGTAAATTAGATATTCATGCACTTTACGAAGCAGGGTATCTTAATGAGAAAGCAGTTAGAAACCACCTAATAAGAGAAGAATATTATAGGCTTTTGAGAAGTATGCGAAGCGGTGATGCAGTTGCGAAGTTGGCTAATGATAAGAACCTAAGCGAAATTATGGTGCATAAGATA